CAACCAACAGCACGAACGCTATCATACTAGTTCTCTGATCCAAACACGCTGTCCTGATGCCGTAGTGCCAGCACTCCACGTAGGCACACCCTCTTGCGGATGTTCTACACGTAGCGGGAATGTTTGATCCCAAGGAAACTGAACACCCATGAAGATACGCACGGCAGCATGCGGGCTATTGGCAGCAATAGTTGACACTGCCTGTTTCGTGTTGCCAACGCCGTGATACAAACTGACTTTGAATGAGCGCATGTTAATCACCCGTAGATTGTAGCGTCATGTCCGCCGATAATCACACCTGCGAGATAACGTGCTTCGTCGTCCCATGAATGCCAGTCTTCAGCACGAAACCCTACTTCAGCACGCTTACGCTCAGACTTAGCCCAAAACAACTGGTTAGCTGTGTGCGAATGTCCCTCCCATGTGTACGGCACACACGGCACGCTGCGTTGAATCTCCGCTGCATCGCAGAACACCTGCACCAGATCAACGCTATCATCCTTTGCTGCCTCTCGTACTACACGATGTTGAGCAATGCGCTTGACTGCGTAATCACTCAGCTTGTCTTGATGGTCTTCACGTACCTGCGCTTCAACCTTAGCAGTAACGCTATTGAACCCTGCCATGTATGCCTTGGCTTGCCAGCTAGTACCATTCACAAACGATTCATAACGAGCACGACAATAACGATTCTGTTGGCACGTTGCATCGTTAGCCCCTTGTGCTGCGTATTCTTGCTTGGTCTTCATTTGCTACCCCTTAGAGAATGTTGTCTGCCTGCCCACAACCCAGATTCTAGATGAGCTACAGAGTATGTCAAGCATTATCTTGCACATTCTCTTACGGCATTATCTAGGACGGTGCGAAGCACGGGCTTTTACTATAGCGCCCATGGCGCACATTCCCAATAGAAACAACAGCTTAGGCATTATGTAGCACACCACTACCCAATGAATATTGGCCTATGTGTGCATTCTGCCCAACATACAGTGTAACCAGTAAAGGCGCGTTAGCGCGGTTACATACAGCGTGCATGTCTACCTACTGGTAGACCATTGCATATGCACACTCTGATAATGTGACGTTATGTCAAGTGGACTGTCCTTGCCGAAGGCGTTCTGTGTCAGCTCGCTACCCCCGGGAGAGGGGGCTTGGGGGTGTTGCTTTCTATTGCACTGACACTTCAGTATTTCTACAGGAAATGTCAACAAATGGGAGCCTGTGTAGTAAATGTGCTTAATGGGCAGTAAATGTATTGAAGGCCGATAGGCGGGCTTCGCGCGCGATTAATGTCTATTCCGAAGGAAAATCAAAACAATGAATATTTTAGATATTGCATCTAGTCCAGCCGTGGCTATCCCTACAACGGGAGTTGTCTCGGTAGCCAATCTCATGGCTTGGATTCCATTAGCAGTGAATGTCCTCACCCTCCTCTACCTAGCCATTCTCATTGGGCATAAGGCTTGGGTGTGGTACAGAGAATATAAAGGTAAGCAAGCTATTGTTGATGAGGACAAGTTGCCATGAGCAAGATTAATGTCGTCACGGTTACTAACGGACAGAACATTAGTGCCATCAATAGTAATTTCCAAGATATCGCCAATCATCTGAATACGCTTGTCTCCTATCGGAACAATCCAGTAGGGGAACCCAATCAGATGCAGAACGATATTGATTTCAATGCTTTCCGGATTCTTAATCTCGGAGAGTTGAATGTCACTTCGTTGGTAGTGGATGGGGTGTCTATTGACAGCGCCATTTCACAGACAGCCGCTAATGCAGCAGCCGCAGCTAATAGTGCATTGAGTGCAGCAGACAGTGCAGCACAGGCAGCAGCTACGGTAGCTAATACCTTGCTTAAGGTGAACAACCTGAGTGATGTAGCCTCTCCTGTGGTTAGCCGTACCAATCTCGGTCTTGGGAATGTGGATAACACTTCTGATGTGAACAAGCCTATTAGTACAGCACAAGCCTCTGCGCTTGCTCTTAAAGCCCCTCTGAATGCTCCTGCCTTCACAGGTGGTGGTACATGGGCGGGGATTGTTACATTCGGAAATGCACCACGCTCTTCCAACTACGTAGTGAATGATGTTGCTGGTGTTAGTAGGTCTTACAACTTCCAGACAGCCGGGCTTAATCGATGGGCTCTTACCGCTAGTGCTAATGCAGAAGCCGGAACTAATACAGGTACAGCTTTTAACATCACTAGGTACGATGATGCAGGGAATGCTATTGATAATCCATTGAATATCATCCGTGCCACTGGTGTAGCTACTTTCTCTACGGCCCCTGTAGCTCCAAATTATATAGTTAATGCTAATCCGGGAACTACTCGTAATGTTACATTCAATTCAAATACAACTAATCGATGGACGGTAACAGCTACAGGAGATACTGAGAGCGGTAGTAATGTAGGCACTGATTTTAATATCCGGCGATTTAATGATGCTGGTACTTTCATTGACGCTCCTATCTCTATCTCTCGTGCATCTGGTCAAGTTAATATCAAAGGAACTAGCACCAATGATGTAGCTATTGCAGGATATGTTGGTGAAACACAAGTAGCTACAGCTACATCAGTTGCTGCATCTAATAACGTTCCTTTCAATGTCACCTCTATTTCTCTTCCGGCTGGTGATTGGCTAGTTAGTGCTATTTTCGCCACAGCACCAGCAGGCACCACTACCACTTCATTTTCTAATGTTGGGTTGTCCACTACCTCGGCGACATTCGGAGTGGTGTCTGGGGTATTTACATTGGCTGTAACTGGCCCCTCTACTGGCGCAGGTGGACCGGCAGGAGTAGCTGTACCTAATTTTAGATTTAGTCTCGCCGCCACAACCACTGTGTTTCTTGTTGCCACTATTGGCTTTGCAGTTAGCACAATGGCTGCTCACGGTCGTATCACTGCTCAACGAATCAGGTAACTATGTCAAAAATAACACTAAATAATACGGCATCGGGGTATAACCTTGCGGCTATTAATGCCAACTTTGACAAGATCGAAGACGCATTAAACAATGATGTTCTCTACCGGGATAATCCTCCCGGAGAGCCAAACCAGATGGATCAAACGCTGGATATGAACAGCCAGCGTATTATCAACCTTCCTGAACCGATGGCTGATTCTGAACCGGCTAGATTCAAAGACCTCAAGGATTTCTCTCTCGGTAAGGTTAAGGCTTCCCTCGTCCCCTTCACTCCGTATCTGGATGTCACTAGTACGAATGTACAAGATGCTATTCAGGAAGTGAAGGATGACATTATCTCCGGATTGGCATCAGAGGTAGCAGCACGGCAGGCAGCAGACAGCGTAATTGTAGATCGCGCTCTCTATCGGACTAATCCGGATGGTAAGCCTAATACGATGCTCATTCCTTTGGACATGGGTCTCAATAAGATTACCAACCTTGCTGCTCCTACTACGTCCAATGATGCAGCCCGGATTGTAGACGTACAGAATGCTATTGCTGGTATTGCAACAGCTTCCACTACCCTGTTCTCTCCAATCACTCATGTGCCGTCTACGAATGTGCAGGGTGCTATTGCAGATGCAGTGGCTTACACGGATGCAGCAATTGCCCCTGTCAGCGCTTCTATTACGTCTGTATCCAATACGCTCAATGCGGATATTGCCTCTCGGACGGTTTACAACATGAAGAAGTTGGGTGCAGTTGGAAATGGCGTTGCTGACGATACCGCAGTCATTCAAGCAGCCATCGCTACAGCTTCCGCTTCAGGGTTGTCCAGTGTTATCTACTTCCCCCGTGGGAACTATCGTATCTCTGGCACGCTCACGCTGAATGCACCCGGACTCATCTTGCAGGGTGAAGGTAGCACGGCTTCTGTGATTACGGCTCTGAACAATGTAGGAACCTTCACAGGCAATCCAGCAGCAATGGTCGTGATGAATGGCAACAACTGTGCCGTAAGAAATCTAGCGATTGATGGGAATATCGCTAATAACACGGCTAGGTCTTTTTACGGCATCAGCAGCAATGCAGCTGGTCTGAGTGGTCTTGCTATCGATAATTGTATTATCCAGAATGTGATTGGTAGTGGAATTGCCTTTGCTCCGGATACAGGAGTGAACTTCGATTTCCAGATTACCAATAACCGACTTGCTAATATCGGTTGGGCGGGTATGGAATTGTACAACACCATTGGTGGCTTGATTAGCGGCAACCGGATTGCTACAACTGCGGCCCACGGTATTGTCACAGGCTACAACAGCAACAAGAGCAATTTCAATGTCTCGAATGCCAATCGTATCATCGGTAACTATGTGAATCGAAGCAGCCTTCCTACGGCTAACCTTGGGGGCCTTTCTACTCGTGGTTTTATGATTGCCGTAGGTGCTGGTGATGTTAATACGGTGATTGCTAACAACATCTGTTTCGATAATCGTCTTGCGGGTGAAGATGGTATTGGCTTGGGTCAAGACGGTATCCGATATAACCAAGGCATCCTTGTCATTGGCAACGTGGTTCAGTTCGCTGGCTTGTTTGGCATTGATGCTACTACGGGCTCTACGATTCAAGATAACATTATTATCCAATCTACGCAGTGTGGTATCAAGGTGGGTACTGACGTAGGAGGTAACTGCACGGATTGTATTATCTCTAACAATCTCATCATCCAGCCTAACAACCCTACTGCATTCTGGCCTTCGGTACAAGACGCGGGGATTATTGTGTCTTCAGCATTCTCTTCGGGCATCTATGCTGGTATTAAGATTGTTGGGAATTCGGTGGTAGATAGTCGAGTGGGTGGGGCTAAGCTGACTAACTATGGTGTGGTTGTGGACTATAACGGTGTAACTTATTTCAATAATGAGTTTAGCCATAACAACTTCGGCAGCGTAAAACTTGGTGTGGCTTTCGCTAGTGGCTCTATTCCTTCTGGCGATTGCGGTTGGCGTTATCTGAACAATGTAGGCCCCATTGCTGTGCCACAAGTCACAGGAACAGTCCCCAATATCTTTGGTAACGACAATGTTTCAGTGAGTCATGCTGGTCCCACTACGGTGACAAACATGCTAGGTGGATTTAATGGGCAGGCTTTGGATGTTCAAATGAACACCAGTAACACTACTTGGCAATTCAACAGCAATGCCGCTATGTATGGCAATGGCAATTCCAATCTTACTACCGCTGGTGGCAACTTCTTGCGCTTTAAGATGCATAACGGTGTGTGGGCAGGAGCGAGGACTGTATTTTGATTAAAGCCAATAAATGGTTGGTTGGCCTAGCAGGAGCAGCCGTGCTTTCTACGGCGGCTGTTCTTGAAGGGTCCAAGACCACTCCCTATTACGACATAGGAGGCATTCCAACGGTTTGTGATGGTCACACTGGCCCTGATGTCAAGATGGGTCAGCCGTGGTCACCAGCAGCCTGTAAAGCCGTCCTAGAGCGAGATTTCATCAAACACGGCAAAGGAATCCTTCAGTGTGTGAATGTCCCTCTGACAGAAAACCAATATAACGCCTTCACCCTCTTTGCATTCAATGTAGGAGTTGAAGCGTTCTGCACTAGTTCTACTGTACTGAAACCTCTTAATCAAGGCCGATATAATGAAGCCTGTGAGGGAATGTACAAATGGGTATATGTCAAGGGTAAATATATTGAAGGGCTATATAATCGCCGAAAGGTAGAGGTGGCAATGTGCAAAAGTATTTCTTAATCGCAGCACTCGTCCTCGGCCTATTAATCGGAGCTATTCCCACTTGGTTCTACTACAGTGGGAAACTCACTAAGCAAGAGGCTGATGCCATTGTGGCTACACAGGATTTGGAGAAGAAACTAAATGTTAACAAAGCTCAGGCCGATTTCGAAAAGCAGTTCGCTGTTGCTGCTGCCAGCACTCAGCTTCAGTCTGTTATTGACAGCTTGCGGAACCGCCCAATGCGTCCTGCCACAGTTGCCAGTACTCAGCCCGCCTGCACAGGCTCCGGACTTTATCGGGACGACTCAGAATTTCTTGCAAGGCTCGCTGAAAGAGCAGAGCAAGTAAAGATAGAAAGGGATTACTACTATGGACAATATGAAGCCGCTCGAAGACTTCTTGCCGGAGAAAAGCAAGATGGTGGATTCGGTGGGCAGGTATCTAACCCAAAGCCTCTTCCTTGAGCTTGGGTATAACGAAGACGCAATCTATACGCTCAAAGATAATGACCATTTTCATAATGGCCGTTTGTACATCTCTGCTAAGCGTCTCTACCTCAGCATGGAAGACCCCACGGAATATCAGTTTGCTAACGTCTATTTCTGTGGCTGGAAGCACTGGCTCAAGATGACGGAGAACAAGGCTATCCGCAGGAACATCGATGAATGGCGTGAGGAGCTTGAGTTGAAGCTTCGGGCTAAGGGTGTGAAGGCCATGATCCAGCAAGCCCACACAGGCTCATTCCAAGCCTCCAAATGGCTCACGGATCGGGGTTGGGAGAAGCGTGGTGCTGGTCGTCCTAGCAAGGATGAAGTAGACGCAGAGAAAGAATACCAAACCCGAGATAAAGAAACCTACGGCGCTGACGTATTGAGGATGCTAAAGAATGGTTGATAACTGGCTAGAAGATGCTAAGAAGAAACTTTCTAGGATGCCAGATGATGCAAAGGAACTAAGAGAACTGGCTAAACAGGATTTGTTCTTCTTTGCTCGTCTGGTCAATCCGGGTTATATGTACGGTGAAGTGCATAAGGAAATCTTCACTTGGCTACAAGAATATACGCTGTATGGGATGGATGACGATCTCACCAGCAACAAACTAATTATGCTTCCTCGTGCCCACCTGAAGAGCCATATGGTGGCTACGTGGGCAGCTTGGATTATTACACGGCATCCGGAAGTGACCATTCTGTATGTTTCTGCAACTAGTGAACTGGCTGAAACCCAGCTTTATGCAATTCAGAATATCATTGGCTCGTCCACGTATTGCCGTTACTTCCCTGAATACATTAATCCGCAGGAGGGTAAACGTGAAAGATGGAGCCAACGCAAGTTCTCAATTGACCATGAAGTCCGTAAGACCGAAGGTATTCGGGATGCTACTGTATCCACCGCTGGCCTTACTACTAATACAACTGGTTGGCATGCTGACATCGTAATTGCAGATGACTTGGTAGTTCCTGAGAATGCTTATACGGAGGACGGACGTGAATCGGTATCTAAGAAAAGCTCTCAGTTCACTTCGATTAGAAATGCTGGTGGTTTTACTCTGGCCTGTGGCACTCGTTATCATCCTAATGATGTCTACTCTGTCTGGAAGTCGCAAGAATATGATGTCTACGATAACGAAGGAAACATAACTGACCGTCAAAAGGTCTGGGAGATTAAAGAATATGTTGTCGAGACAGATGGAATTTTTGTATGGCCTCGGGTTGTCCGACCTAAGGACGGTAAAGCTTTTGGTTTCGATCCTAGAGTTTTATCAAGAATCAAAGCTGAATACTCCGACCGTACTCAATTCTATTCGCAGTATTACAACGACCCAAATGATCCCGGATCAAATCGAATCGGGCGAGATAAGTTTCAATATTACGACAGAAAGTTTCTAAAGCAGAACGATGGGTATTGGTACTTCAAGGGCAATCGCCTAAACATCTTCGCTTCAATCGACTTCGCATTCTCCCTCGGTAAGCGCTCGGACGATACAGCTATTGTCGTCATTGGTGTAGACGCTGACAACTATATCTACGTTCTCGATATCGCCTGTTTCAAGACAGACAAGATTAGTGATTACTTCAAAGAGATTGCACGGCTACATAGCAAATGGGAGTTCAAGAAGCTCCGGGCTGAAGTGACCGTAGCACAGACAGTGATTGTCCGAGATTTGAAGGATCGGCTCCGTGCTGAGGGGCTAAGCCTCTCTATTGATGAATACCGTCCTAATCGTACAGAGGGTTCCAAAGAGGAGCGGATTGCTGCTGCTCTTGAGCATCGCTATGAGAACCGAGAGATTTGGCACTGCATGGGTGGCTATACGGACGTTCTAGAGGAGCAGTTGATTCAAGCTAGACCAGCCCACGATGACATTAAGGATGCCCTTGCTGCGGCTGTAAGCATTGCTATTAAGCCTAAATCGAAAGGCCACAGCACGATTCGAGAGAACATTATACCAATAAGCTCCCGCTTCGGTGGCGTAGCTTTCAGATAGAGGAATAAATGGCAAATCGCCCACTAAACATTTGCGAGGAAGGCAATCGAGATTATCTCGCTAAGTACATCTCGCAGACGTGGTTTAACTACCACACCCAGATGTTCCCGAAGATTCAGGAATGGAAAGAGCTTCGTGATTATGTCTTCGCTACGGATACGCGTACTACCAGTAACAGCGATCTGCCGTGGAAGAATAAGACGACGCTCCCCAAGCTCTGTCAGATTCGGGACAATCTACATTCGAACTACCTCTCTGCCCTCTTCCCTAATGATGAGTGGCTTCGTTGGGAGGCTTATTCGCTGAATGACGCAACAAAGGCCAAGAAGACTGCAATCGAATCCTACATGGGCAATAAGACTCGTGAGAGCCATTTCCGTACGGAGATGAGCCGATTGCTGTTGGATTATATTGACTACGGGAATGTATTCGTCACGGCAGACTTTGAAAGTTCCTATCGTGAGGATGCAATAGGAAATAAGGTGATTGATTATGTTGGACCCAAGGGTCGCAGAATTAGTCCTCTTGATATTGTCTTTAATCCACTTGCTAGTTCATTCAAAGATTCTTTCAAGATTGTACGAAGTCTTACTTCTATTGGCGAGTTAGCAAGCAAGGCCGATAGTAATCCAGATAATGCTTTCCTGAAGAATGCTTTGCAGAATCGAGAGAAGATTAAAAGCTATGCTTCAGCCTATGGCATTGAAGAGGCTGACAAGAGCGAAGGGATGATGCTGGACGGCTTTGGTAACTACTCTGAATATCTGGGTAGTGACTATGTAGAGGTGTTGACGTTCTACGGAGACATCTTCGATACGGAAAGCCGTGAACTAAAGAAGGGACGTCAGGTAACTATTATTGACCGTATGTGGGTGATTGATGACAAGCCTATTCCTAGCTGGCTGGGTCACGCTCCGATCTACCACGCAGGCTGGCGTATTCGTCCGGATAACCTGTGGGCTATGGGGCCTCTGGATAATCTGGTTGGTATGCAATATCGGATTGACCACCTTGAGAACTTGAAGGCCGATGCAATGGACTTGGCTGTCCTGCCTCCTCTGGTCATTGCGGGTGAGGTGGAAGAGTTTCGCTATGCACCGGGTGAAGAGATTCACATTGATGAGAACGGCAGTGTCACAGAACTGGCTAAGAACGCTCAGTGGGTCATCCAATCGGACAATGCAATCAACATCCTTGAACAGCGTATGGAACAGTATGCAGGGGCTCCTCGTGAGGCTATGGGTATTCGTACTCCGGGTGAGAAAACTGCATTCGAGGTACAGACCCTTGAGAACGCAGCCAGCCGTATCTTCCAAGAGAAAATCAATACGTTTGAAATTGAGCTTCTTGAACCTCTGCTGAATGCGATGTTGGAAGTAGCACGGCGCAATCTGGACGGTGAAGATGTGATCCGAGTGATGGATAACGATCTGGGTGCTCAGCAGTTTATCTCGATTACAAAGAACGACATTACCGCCAATGGTGTTCTGAGGCCAATAGGGGCTCGCCACTTCGCTGCTCAAGCGCAGTTGGTACAGAACCTTCAAGGCATCTTCAATGGCCCCATGATTCAAGCTGTGAGCCCTCACCTGTCTGGTATTGCGCTATCACGTTTGCTTGAGGATACGTTGAATCTCCAACGGTTTGCGTTGTTCCGTCCGAATGCAGCCGTATTCGAACAACAAGAAACTCAGCGATTGGTTAATTCCGCACAAGAGAACATCGGTACGGAGATGGGGATGAATCCTAATCAGGCACCTCCGGGGGTTCCTCCGCAATGAAGACAGCGCTCCTAGCTGGTCTGAGTGACCAACAGAAAGAAGAGATGAGACAGACGTTTGCTCATTCCGCTGTCTTGCGACAGCAATTGATCAAAATCCTAACGAAGAAAGGCAAGGATGCACGGAGTGCTTCAGCGTCTAAGGACGCATACAGCATTCCTAATTGGGCTTTCCTACAGGCAGATACCGTAGGTTATGAGCGTGCTTTATCCGAAGTAATCAGCCTTCTTACGCACAGTGATGCAGGGGAGGATGTTGTGCCGCTAGGTACAACTCCTTCTCCTACGGTCAGAAAGCGTGGGCGACCGCGTAAGGTCGCAAGTACCGCGTAAGACGTAGACAAAATTTATTTTAAATATTTCTGTTATAAAAAGTTGTCTCAAGGGGTAAATCTCATTGAATGCATATGAAGGACTGAGCTTCGGTAGATGCGAATGTCCGGCGTGAGGGAGTTGTTGAATTAATCCCTCACGACATATCTTATAGAACAATTCTAATAAGGAACAAGATGACAGACCAGTCAATCTTTGGTAATCAAAGTAATCAAGGGAATGAACCTTCCCAACAACAGCAGCAGACTCAGAATGTTAATCCTCTCGCTACCCTGCTTGCGGATATCAAGAACGAGAATGGACAGCAGAAGTATCAATCGGCAGAGGAAGCCCTTCGTGGTGCTGCTCATGCCCAAGAGTATATCCGTACCCTTCAAAGGGAAAAGGCAGAAGCGGAAGCACGGCTTACTGCTCTCGCAAGCAAAGAAGATAAGACGGTAGAACTCGAACGTACTCTTGCTGAACTCATGCAGAAGGTAAACAAACCGGCTGAACCCGCCTCGAATGTTCCTACTGGTGATGACATTGCTGCAATCGTAGCAAAAACGTTGGACAGTCGTTCTGCGGCTGAGACGGCTAAGAGTAATCAGGATGCTGTTGCGGCAGTCCTACTCAAGTCGTTTGGAGCCGAAGCAGAAACTAAATATAACGAAGCTGCTCAAGAACTCGGGCTTACTCCGGCTGAAATGAATCAATTGGCAGCTAAGTCCCCCAAGGCAGTGTTGAAGGCTCTTGGCGTATCGGAACAAGTGGCTAAGCCACAATCCTTTGCTCCGGCTAACTCGACATTTAATACTGCGGCTCTCCAGCCTCATCAGGATTCCTTCGTTGGTCGTAATAAAGACACTGTAGCAGTGGGTGCTACTACTGGCGACATGATGGCAGAAAGTGCCCGTGCTCGAAAGATGGCAGAAGAACTCCACGCTAACGGCCTTACGGCTGCTGACCTCTCCGATCCGAAGGTATATCACAAGTATTTCAAATAAAATAGGAACTTAATAAAATGGCACAAAATAGGTTTAATAGCCCCGCCTTTATTGAAGCAGAACAGTATTCCTCGTTCATTCTCCGGAATCTTCACGATGGTTTGCTCCCGGGTTCGTTCTTCCGGAATGTTACTGACTTCGGTAAGGGTACTACGCTGCATATCAAAACCGTTGGTACGGTTACGATTCAAGATGGTGCTGAAGAAGTCCCGTTCGACTACACCCCGATTGAAAGCGGTGAAGTGACGTTGACGATTACTGATTATCTCGGTGACGCATGGTATGTCAACGATGAACTCCGTGAAGACGGCGATCAAGTTGAAGCACTTCTGGCTGCTCGTTCGCAAGAATCGACGCGTGCTATTCAGGAAGTGTTTGAAACGCGTTTCCTTCGCAAGGCTAATACCTCGCAAACGAATGCCAATGCAAACACGGTGAATGGCTTTGCCCATCGTATCGCTTCGGCTGCTGCGAACAACCTCTTCACGCTTCAGCATCTTATCTCGATGAAGCTTGCATTCGACAAGGCTAACGTTCCGGCTGCTGGCCGTATCGCTATTGTTGATCCGGTTGTGGCTGCTACGCTTGATGGTCTGGTTAATATCGGTCGTGACGTTACGCCGTTTGGTCAGAAAATCCTTGAGAATGGTTTCGATCGTGAACACCAATTCCTCATGAACCTCTATGGATGGAACATCATCACGTCGAACCGTCTCGATAAGGGCTCGTTCTCAGATGGTACGACCACGGTTACTAACGGTGTGGCTAACGTGTTTATGTCGCTGGCCGATGACAACACCAAGCCGATTATGGCTGCATGGCGTCGTATGCCTAAGGTTGAAACGGAACGTAATAAAGACCTGCGTCGTGACGAGTTTGTTACGTCGTGCCGTTGGGGCTTTGGTACGCAACGTGTCGATACCCTCGGCATCCTCATCACTGATGCAGTCAAGATTGCCTAATAAGGAATATAAATGAGCTACGAAAATAAGACTGGCATCGGCGTGTTTTCTCAATATGGCGCTCGGACGGTTGGTACGTCCGTTGGCCTTGAAACGTCGAATGACTCGATTCAGAAACTCTCGATTGAGTTTAGCGGTACGTCGCTGCAAGACAGCTTCCTCCCTCCGCTGGTTATTCCGAAGGGTGCACACTTCCTTCGTTATGTCCTGACGGTGCATGAAGCATTCAACATCACTGGTACGACCCCCACGGTTATCTTCGGTGGTACGGCTCCGGCTACGAATGGTGTTGTGCTGACGGAAGCAGAACTTGAAGCAGTTGGTTCGAAGGTTCCAGCTTCGGCTGGTGCAGGTACTTGGAGCACCACGAGTGCAACGGGTACTTCGGCTTCGGAGAAAGTTACCTTTGCTCTTGGTGGCACGACCCCTGTGGTTGTTACCGGGGTGGGCAAGGCAACGCTCACGGCTGAGTACATCTACAAGAATCGCCAAATCGGTTCGGCTAACTAAATTGAACAAGGGGCAGAGGCCAAAAGCTTCTTGCCCCTTTTTCTTTATCTGGAGATAGATTTTGACAATTCAGCACCGCAATATTCCTGATGCAGAACGACATGAACCCAAAGGTGCTTCTAGCGCTGCTGTAGGTTCTATCTACTCGTCAGATGGTGTTGGCAGTGGTGTATGGCAAAAGGTGAAGAGTAGCAATCTCAGTGGCGTTGCTGGTGATGGTGGCAACAATAACTTGAAGCTTGTTACAGATGGCTCTGGTGGCTTTGTCACTCGTACCAATGCCGCCTTTGGCACTATGGCAATCACTGGCAATACGAATGCATTCGCTGTGACGGCAGCAGCAGATGCGACCTTGAACACTAATACGGATTATGTCCTCCTGACGGGCACTGGTGCCCCTTGGGCTAGTGAGAACCTTGTAGGGGTCACCTTCACTACCAATCGCCTCACTGTTCCGGTTACGGGCTTTTACAAGATTGACCTGTGGAGCACTATTGTTGGTTGGCCTTCTACGGCTACCAAAGTATCGGCTAAATACCGGGTTAATGGCACTACGTTCTCTACCCGGCACCCTATGGCTCGGAGCCCTTCCTCCACTAGCGATCCGGGTGAACTCACAGGCTTTGGTCATATTATGCTCAACGCTAATGACTTCATTCAGCTTTACATCGCTTCTACGGTCACTGGTGGGCTTATCCTTAGTGACCTGAACACCACCCTCACCTTGATTCAACAAACGGCATGAAGCGCACTCTATTGGAACTGGTGCAGTCTGTTTTGAATGATCTCGACGCGGATGAAGTCAACTCAATTGACGATACCATCGAGAGTCAACAGGTTGCCACAATTATTAAGGATGTGTACCTCGGACTTATTGACAGTAAGACTTGGCCCCATCTTAAGAAACTCATTCAACTGGATTCCTTGGCGAGCCTCGATAAGCCTAATTATCTGAAGCTGCCTGAGACGATTAAGGAACTCATTCTATTCAAGTATGACAAGCGGCTGAAAGAAGATGATCCTGTCCGTATGGAAGAAGTGAAGTATCTGTATCCGGATCAATTCCTCAACATCACAGCAGCACGTAACAACTCAGATAATACGAAGGTGGTGGAAGACTTCAGTGGTTCTCCCATCATCATCTTCAATAACAAACCTCCGCAATACTGGACCAGCTTTGATGACAATTACATTGTCTGCGACAGCTACACCTTCAGTATTGAAGACACCCTGCAAACCAGCAAGACACAAGTGTTGGCCTATATGGACCCTGTGTGGGTTCACCTAGACAATGCTGTTCCTGATCTTCCTTCGGAAGCCTTCAGCCTGTTGCTGGAAGAATCCAAGAGTACGGCTGCTATTAAGATTAAACAATACACCGATCAGAAGGCAGAACAGAATTCTAGGCGTCATCGTAAGTTTATGAGCCGTAGGGATTGGCAAGCGCATGGTGGTGTTAGGTACGATAATTACGGAAGGAAGAGTCGAAAATGATCGAACAGGAATACAAGGGATACTTGATTAAATCGTCCCCCTCCAACCCTAAAAGCTGGCTTATCCAGAACATGAAACGGGGTGGCTCACTCCCTATCGTATTCGATGGGTTGTTCACGGATAGGCATACTGCAATGTCTGCCATTGATACCTATATGGAACGAAAGGAGAAAGTGTATGGCAAAGCCGGGACAAAGGAGTGATGTAAATAACTTCATCGGAGGTTTGGTAACGGAAGCCAGCGTTCTGAACTTCCCGGCTAACGCCTCCGCTGATGAACAGAATTTCGAGCTAGATAGAACTGGATTGCGTACCCGTCGGCTAGGTATGAACTTCGAACCTGACTTTGAGAATATTGTAGCTGGTCCTACATCGGTAGGCATTGTCAGCGCCGGGTTTAATACCTTTCGATGGGAATCGGTTGGTGGTGATCCCAATACCAACTACGCTGTGATTCAAGTGGATCAGCGATTGAACTTCTTTGATTTGAGTAAGAACGCTATCACCGAAGGAGGGACAAATGGGGTGATGGACCTGACTGTATTCCCTGTCGGTGTACGGTATTCCTTCGCTTCGGTGGAAGGATATCTGGTAGTGGTGGCAGGAGCCGAGCAGTTTGCTATTATCTCTCGTAACTTCGTCGCCAACACCTTTGCACATGAATATGGACGTATCCTTGTTCGTGACGTATGGGGTGTTGAAGAGGTGCAGCAGCCTTTCTATGAGAATGACCCTACGGCTCGTTCTACTATCCCCGATCCGTTCCACTATTACAACCTTCAGAATCAATCTTGGGGCATCCCAAGGCAAAGCGCTACGAATGTCCAAGTAGACCCTATTACCTATTACGCCTCGGGAAATGCTGGATTGTTCCCTTCGTCATCGGAACAGGTGTGGACAGGCTTGCAGTTTCAAGCAGTCGCTACGGGACAGCAGCCTTTCGAACGGATGTACACCAACCTCTATACGGAATCTCTAGGGGGTAAGTTGGACAGCGCCAAGGGCTATTACATCATTGATGCCCTCAGACGCGGTACAAGCCGTCAGGACGCCGCTCAGAATAATAAGACTAAGTACCCTGTGTGTAACGGTGCCGTGCCCGCCTTGGTAGATAGGACGGATTCTGGACCTAAGTGTACGACTGACTTTGCTGGACGAATCTGGTATTCAGGCTTTGAGGGTGTGGTGATTGGTGGAGACAAGCGCTCTCCTAATCTTAGCAACTATGTTTTCTTCTCTCAGCTTATCAAGAGCCGTAAGGAATTTGGGCTGTGCTACCAAGATGGTGATCCTACTTCCCGTGAGGGCAGTGACATTGTAGCCACAGATGGTGGATTCATCCGTATCTCCGGTGCTCGTAATATCATCGCCATGCGCAACCTTCACACTCACCTTATCGTTATTGCTTCTAACGGAGTGTGGACGATTACCGGGGGTTCACAGGATTCCGGATTCGATGCTACCAATTACAAGGTTAGCCGTATTTCTACCTTCGGTGGGCTGTCGGAGTCGTCTGTTATTGTGGCGGGTGACAATTGCTTCTATTGGAGTGAAGACGGCATCTACGCAGTGAGCAAGAACCAGTATGGGGACATGACGGTTGATTCCCTGTCCATTGGCACCATTCAGAGTTACTACGATTCGATCGGTGCCCTTTCTAGAGCCAATGCCTTCGGGGAGTATGACCAACTGGCTAAGAAGCTACGTTGGACGTTTAAGACTGGAACACCGTTCTCTGCTGATTCGGCTACCACGGAGCTAATCTTTGATGTGACGCTAAAGGCGTGGACTAAGAATGCCATTATGAATCTAGCGGATAACAGTGTAGAGCTTATGGGTGTGTTCACTACGGCCAACTTTACACATTCGTTCATTGATGATTTGGTGTTTGCTGGTACAGATAATGTACTAACTCCAACAGACCAAGTGGTGATTCCTGCTGTCCAATTGGCTAATAATGTCCAAAGTCTCAGGTATTTGGCGGTACATATAGAAGGAGGCATTCCTTATTATACTGTGGCCTACTACAATGAAGCGACTTGGCTAGATTGGGTAAGCAAGGACGGTGTAGGTGTGGATGCCTTTGCATTCTGTTTGACTGGCGATTCTACCTTCGGCGATAGTGGTATGGAGAAACAAATCCCCTACCTCATTATGCATTTTGTCCGAACGGAGGAAGGTGTTAACTCTGACTTAACCCCTGCTCACCAATCAAGCTGCCTCATGAGAGGCCAATGGTCCTTCGCTAATAGCATAGTAAGTAATAAGTGGAGCCCACTTACTCAAGCCTATCGTTATCGTAAGGTTAGATATTCAGAATCCATTGCGGATACATTCGATACTGGATTCGAAGTGATTACAACCAGAAACAAACTCAGAGGCAGAGGCAAGGCATTTGCCCTGTACTTTGAAACTGAACCGGGTAAAGACCTTCAGATTCTTGGTTGGAATCTCACACTTAACGGAAATCAATTCACATGATTAAAGAACTCCCGCTTGATCCGACCCTCTACGGATTACAAGATTTGTTTGAACAACATTTCGAAGAAGTATATCAGGGGGCTAATCCATTCCCCCCTAAACCGGATATCGAAATGTACGGAAAGATGGAATCCGTAGGAATGGCTTTTGGATTGTTTGCGTATTACGAGGAAATCATTGTAGGGTATTCAGTGTGCTTCCTTGCTCCTAATATGCACTCGCGGGGGTTTCTCACATGCAATAACGATGTGCTGTTTGTTGATCCGCTGTTCAGAGATACGCCTTTGGGACTTCGTTTGATTAAAGAGACAGAGAAGAAAGCAAAAGAGAAAGGGGCTAGTATGATTGTTTGGAATACCCCTTTGAATACCAGTTTGGTTAAAATCCTGCCTCGTTTGGGATATAACTGTATAGAGGCAGTTCATGCTAAGGAGATTTAAATGCCAGCAGCAGCATTAGTTGTTGCCGCTGTAGCTGCTGTTGCTTCCACTGCGGTATCAGTGGTATCAGGCAATAAAGCTAGAGCGCAGCAAAGGCACGCGCAGGACTTACAAGAGCAGAGTGCTAATGAGCAACGTGCTCAGAACGCTCAAGATAAAGCAGCAGCAGCTAGACAACAATATCGAGAAGAGCGAGTTCGTAGAGCCCGCATTATGCAGCAGTCGGAAGCTGGCGGTACGGAAGGTAGCTCAGGTGAATTGGGTGCATTAAGTGGCTTGGCTACTAATTACTCCGTAGCCTCTGGTGGCCTTCAAGGACGGTATGACCGTGGAGTGACAATTGGCAATCTGCAATCAGAAGCTAATAAGTCTATCTTCGGTGCTCAACAAACTCTCAGTCAAGGTCAAAGCTTGTCTTCGATCTTTAGTACGGTTGGTTCAATTGCTGGCTCGTTTGCCAGTTACGGAACTAAAGCTCCTACCGGAACTACCTCTCAGCCGGGACAAGCTGGTTACAACGCTAACAATGGTTTTGACAACCCTAGCAATTACGGATAAGGATAACAATGGCGGATGATATTTTTGGCGGAGAAGAGGCACAGTCTACACCGGTAGACATTAGCGATTTGGTGACGACAACCCCTTTGCCGTCAGTTCCGCTTCCTCTTCCTGCTACTCGGAATCAGGCAGTTAAGACGGCTCTTGTCGCTGATCCGGTTAATTCTCAAGAGCATTACAACACGATGATGAATGAGGCTGCTGCTGGTCAATCGACTACGCAACAAGCTCTCAAGCAACAAGCTCAAGTATCTACTGACGCTTACGATAAGCAGAGTGTTGCTGAACTTCTGTCAGACAGCACGGTAGACTTCGCTACGAAGCAGCGGGCTGTACAAGGATTTGCAGATAACCGGTTCCGTAAGGACACTGGTGTAATGCTTCAAAGCAATCTTCTGGCTAAGGAATCAAAGGGTGAAACTCCTGATGCCGAAGTAGCTCGTATTTCTACGGCGGATGTTATGGGCGAGATTGCCGATAGCCGTGCAAAGATTCAAACGATTGTAAACGGATTCAAAGAGAAGGCAGACTCCACTAGCCCGATTACCGCTTTCTTCGACAATGCAGCAGGCTTTATCCCCTTCCGTAATCAGATTGAGACGGCGCAGGTGATGAACGATGTAGCAGCCCGTACGGGGATTCCCCGTGCGTGGTGGGAAACCTTTAATACGTATGCACGTCCGGGTACCGACATTAAGAAGCTTCAGGCTCATGTGGCCTCCCTTCCTCCGGATCAACAAGTGACCTTCGCTAAGGCACTGGCTGAGTCTGTGCAAGCGAAGAGTGGCTTTCTCTACGGTAATGACAACCAGCATGAAGCCTTTGAGTTCATGAACAAGGTGTTCAATACGGAGAGCTATGGCGCTGGTTCAGAGTTTCTAGATAACCTAGCTGCTGCTGGTGATTTGTTCTTTGTTGGCTCTACTGTGAAGGATATTGGTATTGCTGGACGTAATATCGCTCGTATGGTGACAGGCAACAACTCTCCGTTGGATGTCAATGAAGCTCGACAATTTGCTCAAGCTAATGCCAACACTGCTTCGAATGTCCGTGTAGAACCTACACTTGGACCTCAGCAAGCGTCTGGTCCGGTTAAAGCTGCCCCTCAGGCTGGCACTCAACTGAGTCCCGGTATTCCTCAAGTAGTGAATCCTGCTCGTCAAGCCCTTGAGGATGAACGTGCAAGCCTCTTAGGTGACGCTGGTGGGGCTCCTGTGAAGGGAGACGTAGGCATCCAAGGACAGATTGACCAAGCCAACCAAGCCCGTTCTGGTGCCCCTACTGTCGATGAACTGACTAAGCAATTCCAGAAACAAGGCATGAAGGCTCGTGAAGCTAAGGCTGCTGCACAGAAAGAATTCGATTCTGCTGAAGCTGCGCACCAAGAGAATGTATCTCGTCTTCAGAATCAGGCGGGTAGTCGGGCTGATGGCTCTAGGGCTGAACAGCGTATCCAAGAGATTGATAACCAACTCGCTAATACGCCTACACACGTCCCTGCACAGAAGCGCGCTATCACCGAAGCTGTAGAGCAAACGATGGACCGTATCAAGGTGAACAGCGCAGTGCATGGTATTAATCCGGCTAGTCCTATGGAGATTGCACAGAATGCTAATCCCGCTAGTGCTCGTCAGATGCATGAGGCTGTGGTTAAGGGTACGGATGAAGTAGCTGAAGCCCTCACTGGTACGGATCAAACTCAAGCCATTATCAACAACACGATGCCTCAGCACAGCAATACTGGTACGGTGTTCAGCCGTGTAGGGGATGTGGATCAAAACCTCCGGGTTGAAATGAATGATCCTAATCTTGTTGATCTGGTGAATGGGACTTCTGCTAATGCTTTCACTCCCTCGGAAACTGCAATTATCCGTGGACGTGTAAGCCATGACTTTGCTAATAACACTGGCATGCAGATGAATGAGAATATGTCTTCGTTCAAGTGGGATGGTGTAAGGGCTTCTATTCATGCGGTGTATGACTTGCCTGCTGGTAGCTGGTCTAAGCCGGAAGAGGCTATGGAACAAGCTAAGTATGCTCTACGTCATTACGGTATTGATGATGCAGATATTTCCCTTCTCCGTAAAGACGGTGTGAATCACACTCCGGTTTCTCTGGACGAAGTAAGAGGGGTTGAAGGCGATTATAAAATTCAGGTTAAAAGCAATTACGAGATGAATCGTAATATGCTGGACGATGCAGAAAAACTAACGGTTAAGCGCAATTGGTTGGATAGGTTTGCAGGCACACATACCAAGTGGTTTGGTAGCCTTCAGCGTAATCTACTCGATGCAGCTTCCTCACTCCATCCTGTGATTACGGGGAGCGCTTCTGTAGCGAAAGACTACGGTGCTCGATTCGAAAAATACCTGCTTAAGAAGGCAGCGGATTATAGCGACAGCTTCTCCAAACTTCCTAAGACGGTTCAAGCACAAGTGGATGACTATGTTAGGGAAGCGAACGTTAGAGGTATTGGTTTCGATCAAGCTGATTTGGCTGCTCGCGGATTTGGTTCAGCCGCAGTGGATGTCATTCGTAAGTGGCGCAATTTCTGGGACGATCACTTCGCTCTTGAAAATCTGGATGTAGTGAGAACGCTGAGGGGACAGGGATATGAGTATTTCAAGAATGCCAATGCTGAGCTTTATGCTCGTCCGCTTGGCAAGATTCACACAGTTCAGCGGTTCTATGATCCAGCTACCGATACTGTGCGAAGTTTTAACGCAGGTGAGTTGGATGCTCTCTACAATTCGGGTGGGCATCTAAGCAAGCTGCGTAGGCCTGCTGCCTTCGGTGGTGAGACGGTGGAGCATATGATTATCCGTCAGACGCCTACGGAATACAGCCGTGCTCTTAGGGACAGCGATCGTATCCTGAATTACAAGCAAGGCTACTACACCATCACCTATAAGGCTGCTAAGTATGTAGACGAAGTGGATGCTGATGGTAAGACTCTCCGTACTGTGGCTGTAGCTGGTGATACACAGGAAGCTGAACAGTTTGCTGCTCGTCATCGGGCTAATAACCCCGGTACGCTCACCCGTGTACGTAATGACAATCGCGCCTATCGTGCAGATCGTAATGAATATTGGGATGTGGAATCGATGGGTGGGCGTATTGCTCAGAGGCATCGTGGGAAGCTCCTAGAGGACGCTAGCGCCCCTAACAGGCTTGGGGACATGAAGTATATCGAGAACCCGAATGCATCGGCTGTAAAGGCCGCTAGATCGATTTCTGGACGTACTGTGATGCGCCCTGTGCTTGAGACTGCCTCGGATCGATTCATGAAGGCATACAAGGATGTGCTGCCGAAGGATAAGTATGGTCAAGTCCGTTGGCCTCAGAACGCTAGTGAGATTGGCCGTAGTGGAGAAACTAGCACCAAGCAAGTAGCTGATGCACGTACCACTTGGGAATACATCAACTTCCTTCGTAACGGTTATATCAACTCGATGGACGATGGTGTTAAGGCTGTGTTCAATTCGATGGCAGATACAGCAGGGTCTAAGGGGCACTCTCTGATTGAGCGTGGCTTGCGTGGTGCTGGTGAATTCCAGCCTACTAACTTCGCTAGACGCACTGCTTTTAATCTCTATCTGGCTACACACCCTCTGCGTCAGTTGATTGTCCAATCGACTCAGGCTTATCGGATGATTGTGTATAACCCGATTGACTTCGTTAACGGAAAGATTCCGGCTGACCTTGGGGCATTCCTTGGAGTGAAGGCAGGACAGATGGCTGATACGAAGTTCACCAAGTTCCTTGAAGAAAGCGGATTGGTGGCGGCTGTGGACCATCACAACCTTACGGCTAGTTCACTCACCTCGTTGGCGGATGAATCGAATCGAGTTGTTAGCGGAATCAACAAGGGCTTTGATGCTCTGCGTACTATCGGCTTTGATGCAGGCGAAACGATTAACATCGTCTCTCACGCTTCGGCTGTGTTCCGTAGGTATGAGCGTCTTGGTCGTGATCTGGCAAACAAAGATGTACGTGAACAAGCATTCCAAGAGATTCGTGCTCTGTCGTACAACATGAATGCGGCTGGTGATATGCCGTATAACCAAACCTCGGCTGCTGCTCTGTTTCAGTTTATGCAAATGCCGCACAAGGCACTTCTCCAATTAACCAATCGACAGCTTGATGTTTCAACGCGGGCTAAGCTTTTGGTGGGAGATATGTTGTTGTGGGGTACGGCTATTGACCGTCTTTCGGATGCTGTAGGGTTTGACTTCCTGCCTGCTGACGATACAGCCGGTAATAAAGTGCTGCACGATGGAATGGTTTCTGTTGGCTACAATGCGCTGCTTAAGAAGATTTGGCCGGATACGAAGGATATTGATTTTAGCTCCCTAGCTCCGATTCAGATTGACGGATGGGCTAAGCTCTTCACCAACAAGGCACAGCTTGATTTGCTTCAAGCGATTTCTAATAGCCCGGCTGGTTCATTCCTTAAATCGAATGGCAAGTTTGGACAGGTGTTCTCGGATATGGCTCGTGTCTTTTCTCCGATGGAGTATGACGACCGTAATGTCTATGAACGATTCCAAACTCTTGTCTCGGATGTGGCTAAGCTGAGTTCGGGTTGGTCTGCTGCGGATAAGGCTCGGTTGATGGTGGAAGCGGGTAAGCGACGTGACCAATACAACAACATTGTTTCTGACAACACCACCACTGGTGATGTAATCGCTCAGTTGTTTGGCTTTGGAGACAGGCAAGTAGCGGATAACTACCACCTTGGAGAAAAGCTGAAGGGAGATGTTAAGGCACGTAAGGATGAAGTGCTGGCCCGATATAACGATATTAAGAAGTATATTGCTAGTCAGTATGCTGGTGACAACGTTCCTGACTTCCAATATATGACTGCTGTTACTGGCGCTGCCCTTCAGATTTACAAGGATCAGCCTGATGCAATGGCGATTATCAATGAGCAGATGAAGAATGATTTGTCTGGTCCGGATCAAGATTTGATGTTTAGTTTGTTTAAATCGATGAATATTCCGGGTAGTACAGATATAGAGACTCAGATTGCTCGTGGTCCTTGGGATGAACCTACGAAGGAACAAATGCGCCAAGCGTATTCGTTTGCTAAGAATGCCCAAGAGCATTTAACCGATCAAGTAAAAGGAAATTAATAAATGGCTGATTTTAGTTCAGCCGCTACGGAGATTTCGGACTCGGGTGCGGGTTCGAATCCTGTGGTGGAACAGCGAGTGCCTTTCATCCCCAATCAAACTGCACAAGCATTTGCTCAGCTAGGACAAACTCTGGCTGAGGGGGTGAAGGGTTATTTGCATCAGAAACAGGTAGACACACAGAATGCAGTTATTGGTCAGTATGCTCAGAAGCAAGCTGTGATTAACCAAGCGCTTGACCAAGGGACGATTAGCCCGCAAGAGGCCCACGCACGTAGTAATGCACTCTCCAATGAATCAATTGCTGCCTATCCGGCACTGGCTGAACAGCTTGGTAAGGTGCATTCCGTATTCAAGGCTTCTACTTCTCTCGGTGATGCAGATGCTTCTTTCGATGCTACACAGAAACAAGCACAAGCAGTGAAGGCGCAACAAGATTCGATTGCTACTTCCCAAGGTTGGATTCTTCCTACGGACCCTAACGACCCTGCTCGTGACATCATTATCAATGCCTCACAAGCTTCTAAGAAGGCTGAAAGTGATTTGGCTCAGCAGAAGAGTCGTTGGGACTTTGAGAATTCGAAGGGGATTGCTCAGGACCGTGTGCAAGATCGCGAGCGTAAGGAGCAGAGCAACCAGCTAGTTAATCAAATCTGGAATAGCCAATCTGATGGTATTTACGCTCAGTTGTCTACTCTCCGTGAACAGGCGCAGTCTGGAAAGATTACTTGGGAAGCTGCTCAGTTCTCGTTCCAGAAGATTCTAAGCGATACGAACGGTGTTATCCAATCGGCTGCTGTACAGAATCCTGAACTGGCTACACCCTATCGTGGGCTGGTGGATGGGATTGGCACACTGGCTAAAACCTATCTTGATCCGAGTAAGTCCGCTGAGGAAGCTGAGAACGCTTACAAGCTGTCGATTACGAACGGGAAGATTGCTGCCATTGCTGATCCTCAGGTTAGGGCATTGGCTGTTACTTCGGCAATCCTTGGTGGTAATCAGCCTATCCTTCAGGCAACTAGCGCAACGGCTGTGGTGAATACGGTTACTCGTCTCACCAACACTACGGTTAGCAATGGACAGGCTTCAGGGTTTGCTCCGCAAATGATTGGTAATCCGGAAGTGGAGAGCGATGCATTCAAGACTCTCAAAGCTGGTGTTGACAACTTGAAGGGCGGAAAGATTAAGAACGCGGATCAAGCTGTACAAGAAGGTAGCAATATGACCAACAACATTCTTATCCAAACAGGTAAGGCTGTTGACTCTGGTAATGCTGCCATTCTTAAACCGGCTGCTGACTTCTTTGCTTCGTCACAGTTTCTCTATCTCCAACAGAAAGGACAGCTTGACCCTGCTTCGTTACAGGCAGCTAAGAAGACTTTCCAAGTGCTGTATGAGCCTGCTGTACGCCAGAGCATTGGAACGCAGATTAATACTAAGGTGAATGTCGGGGATCAGCCGGTAGATGCCAATACGCTTATTGACGTAAAGATGGTGAATGGTGCTCCTACGTTTGTCCCCAAGGCCAACCTGAGTGCTGAAGCTGCTACGGCTGCTAACGCCAAGATTAAGGGGTTGACGCAATACCAACAAGGTTTGAATACGGTAGTGCGGATTGGGGCACATATGGAAGGCACTAGTGATTATCAAAAGTATTGGGAAGATAACAAATACGTTCTTCTCCCGCAACTCTATCCGGTTAAACCGGGCCAAGTGGTTGGTGGCTTTAAGTGGAGTGGTAATGGGGATTGGCGTGATAAGTCCACATGGTCAAAGGCAGGTGCAAATGGCTGATGAAGCACAAACGCAAGAGCTTCCGGAGGATGGTCCGTGGAGCAAGGGATGGGCTGAAGTATCGAAGGCAGCAGGTAATTTCTCAGAAGCCGTGGAGACGGCAGTGTCCGGTGTTAAGGATGCTGTCTCTTCCATCAAACTTCCTTGGGAGAGCAGTGCTGACGAACTGGCTGCACAGACCAAGAACGTACGCCCTCCTCTCCCTGACTTGCCCAAGAGCCAGCAGAACGCTCCTATGGGCTTCCAGAGCCTCTTCAACAGGCTGGTGGATACGGAGAGTGCAGGACAGCACACCAACGCCTCTGGCGGGCTTCTGACAAGCCCTAAGGGGGCTAAGGGGATTACGCAGGTGATGCCTAAGACAGCAGCTAACCCCGGCTACGGTGTTACTCCTATTCAAGATAACTCCCCTCAAGAATATCTACGCTTCGGTAAGGATTATCTCTCGGCATTGATTAAGAACTACGGTGGAGATCAAACAAAGGCTGTCGCTGCTTATAACTACGGCCCCGGTGCTGTTGACCGTGCTGTAGCTAAGGCAGAGAAGAAAGGTGGTGACTGGCTGAGCTTCACTCCTGCTGAGACGCAGAAGTATGTACAGAAGATATTGGGAAACGCCCTAGCGGTAGCAACCGGATCGTCTAACGCGAATGCTGCCGCTGACTTCTCCCCCTACCTCGCTGCAAATAAGACGGAAACAGGCAAGACGTATGACGGTGGCAATTGGAACACCCAGACTAACGCTTACGGTAATGCGGCTGTAGACATCATTAAGAAAGACTTCCCAGATCACATTGACGCAATAAACACGAAGATTACCGCTAACAAAGCCTCTGAGGGAGCAGCAGCTTCTTTCGGCGGAGCACAAGGTGATGTAATCAACATGGGGAATGTGGGAGGCAGTGACACTACTTGGACGGATAAGAATGGTAAGCCTTCTAAATCCAATCGTCCTCTTGATGTGAATAAGAGGAATGAGGTGTTGGCTACGATGCTTCACGAAGTACAGCACGCCCGTATGGACCAAGTTAATTCGTTCAACGCTGGCCTTGGTGATAAGTGGCACACCATGCTTGATGAAGCTGCTAAGGCTGGCTTCCCTAGCGTACAAGAGGGCATTGCATATAACAACGGCGATTCTCTGAATGAGTTCCTTGCTACGGCTACAACGATTAAAGAGATGCAGCGTAAGGGGTATGAACCTACTGGCCGGTATGCAGAACCAGCAGCAGCCCTACCTAAGATGGAAGCTAAATATCCTTGGCTGAAGCAATACATCATTAACTACATCTATCCGGAAGCTGAAGCTACCGCTAAGAATAAGACTCAAGTACAAAAAGAAAGGAAGAATCCTAATGGCTAAGAAGGGGCAATTGAAGGCTAACGCTACAGCGGATAGCAAGAGACAGCGGGCGTACAATAGTTCGCCACAACAGAAGAAGCGACGTGCAGAGCGTAATGCAGCACGCGCCAAGATGGTGAAAGCTGGTAAGGCACATAAAGGCGATGGCCGTGACGTCGATCACGTCAACATGAATACGGCTAACAACTCTACGAAGAATCTACAGGTTATCTCTGCATCTAAGAATCGTGCTAAGAACAAACACCATTTGAAGGGAAAGTAATGGCTACGATTAACGATATGAAGAAGGCTAGGCTCACTACGTTGCTGTTCACAGGAACATTGAACGATCAGGAGCTATCATTCTTTAAGGCTAACGGAGCAACGTCTAGCCAATATAACGAAGCTAAGCAGCAATGGCTTGCAGCTAAGGGCTTCACCTCTGGTACTTTAAACGATAGGGAGGATGCTTACTTGAAGGGATTGGGCTTTACAGGAGCGCTGAACGATAAACTCTATCAGGCGTTGGTGGCAGGAACGTATTACGCATAAAGGAGGTGATCCTCTATCTCGCAGAGTGGAACTGCGTTATCAAAGATACAACTAAGGGAGGCTCATTGCGAGCCTCCCTTTTTTATTATTTAAAATCTACCGTACCGTGGGGCCATACATCTTCTACTTTCCTCTTAGCTTGAAAGCCCGGATCGTTGTTAATGATGAAGCCAGTGAGAGGAAGAAGAGTGCCAGTTTCAGTGTTAATACTATCGCCCAACTTAGGAACAGTTTCCGAAGTGAAGAATACACGGTGCTCTCCTTCGTTATCAGTGTAGTC